CGGAGTTCATCCAAAAAAAGAACTTTGGAAACTACCCGCCATGTATGTGGGAGAGTACGCTGAGCAGGATGCAGCGCTCACACTGAAACTGTGGCAAGCATTCAAAATCCGCATGCGCCAAGACGAAGTTGAATCCATCTTCAACCTCGAAACAGAAGCCTTCCCCGTCCTACACAACATGACAAGCCGCGGCATCCGGTTTGACCGGCCCAAATGTGAGCAACTGATTGAGCAATTGATTCAGCGTGAGAAACAAATCCACAAAGACCTCAAATCACTTATCGGATCCAACGTCGATATCTGGGCCGCACAAAGCATCGCCTTAGCCTTTGACAAGCTTAACTTGCCTTATGCCAAGACCGAAAACGGCCAACCGAGCTTTACAAAAGGATTCTTGGACGGCTGTGAGCACCCGATTGCCAAGATGATTGTGGAGGCGCGCGAGACCAACAAAACGCACAGCACCTTCCTGCAGCCATACCTGAACTTCAGTGCCAAGACGGGCCGAGTTCATCCCCACGTCAACCAGATGCGCTCAGACGATGGCGGCACCGTTACAGGACGTCTGTCCATGGCCAACCCAAACCTGCAGCAGGTCCCCGCCCGCCACGAGATCATCGGCCCTATGGTGCGTAGCCTGTTCCTCCCCGAAGAGGGCGAGATGTGGGCATCAAATGACTTCTCCTCACAGGAGCCACGCCTCTTAGTCCACTATGCAAGCCTGCTCGATTTACCCGGAGCCGATACCATGGTTTCTGCTTATAGGGAAAACCCCAATACCGACTTTCACCAGATGGTTGCCGACATGGCCGGCATTAACAGGAAAGCTGCCAAGACCATTGGCCTTGGCTTGATGTACGGCATGGGCAAGAACAAACTGTCCGCGCAACTGGACCTGAACCTTGACGAAGCGTCGGAACTTATTGATAAGTTTCATCAAAATGTTCCGTTCCTAAAGGGCACGGTGAACGCCGTCATGAAACGGATCGAGCATCCCGCATCCAACGGATCCATTCGCACCCTTCTTGGCCGCAAGTGCCGGTTCCCACTTTGGGAGCCAATAGAGTGGGGCGTGAACAAAGCTCTGCCACGTGAGCAAGCCGTCATGGAATACGGACAACGGATCAAGCGCGCAGGCACTTACAAGGGCCTAAACCGCCTCATCCAAGGCTCGGCTGCCGACCAGACAAAGGCAGCAATGGTGGCGTTAGCTCGGGAGGGGATCATGCCCATGCTGCAAGTTCATGATGAACTGGCATTGAGCGTCAAGACAAAGGAAGAAGCGCAGCGTGCTGCCGAAATTATGGCAACGTGCGTCAATATGCAAGTCCCCAGTCGGTGCGACGTAGAAGTCGGACCAAGCTGGGGAGAGGCAAAGTAATCAGCGAATCCGTCCGTTGAGGCGGTCCGCTACCAATTGCGCATAGCCGGCAATATCTAGCCAGTGATCTACCACATCAGGATTGCCGTTAATAATACGGCCAACCTTGTGGATAATCATGTCCATGGCCTCAGCCTGATCATGTGCCAACACCTTGTCACGGTTGTTCAACGCATTCTGTACAACACGTTTTAACATCTGCATGACTTCAGCGCCCTCGATAAACTTGCCGTAGTCCAAGGCCCGAGCGTCAAGGGTTGCGTCCACTTCAGGCATTGGCGGCATCTCAGGCGGCTGCCACGGATCGTCGTACATTTCAATTGGCAGTGCAGGAGCAAGGGTTGCCAATTGGTCTTCCCTTGAAGACGGCTGCCATCCTTGTTTTCTTAACTGGTTACGCAGCGCATAAACAGATTGCTTAGGCATGTTAAATCGGAACGCTATCTCATTGACTGAGGCAGCAGGATTGCACTCCATGAACACCTTTGCGCGTTGGTTTCTTGACGGGTGCTTACGTTTAGTTGCTTTCATTTTGGACTTTCTTGGTTGTTAAAAACTTCATAATATTTCTTAGGCATTGGTGCTTTCTTTTCTATCAACTTACGTAGCCAATCAGCACCTCCTAACTGGTTAAAAATCATCCACTGTCTGTCAGACATCCTTACTTGTCTTCCAATCAATGGCTCAGGGGGTTTGGGCCTTGGCATGCTTTGCTTTTTCCTTTATGTCTAAACAATCTTTACAGATAAACTTGTGAACGTTGCCCCCAAAACCATCTATCGTGTGGGCAACGCCTCCGTGTTGCGTTTTATCCTTTTGGCATTTCCAACACATCTTCTTTCGGGTTGAACGAAACTTGTTGAGTTCTCTTATGGCCGAGTAAGCAAGTAGGTTTTCACCAACAAAGCTTCTCTGCCCTTGTCCCTGCCCCGCTTTTTTCATGTTTTCATACCCCTTACATAGATGGCAAACCCTGCCGTTGTGTCGCCGCCGTTCTTCATCGCGTCAAACGCCTTGGCTACCTCTTCAAGGACCACGTTGCGCTGTGAGGGCGAGACATAAACGTCGTAGTGGTAAGGTTGCCCCTTCATGGTGTTCTCACGCTCAATACGCTCGAACTCATCGTCTTCGTCTGTGTGTATCATGTGTTCTTCTCCTTGAGTTTGGCTTCTATTTCACGAACAACTTTTATGTAATTGCCAAGACCCATTTGGTTTATTTCCTCATCCGTCAGCCCTACCCATGGCCTTAAAGTCTTTTGCACTTCAGACTGAGCCACCATGCCATCCTCAAATCCTTTGGCATACACCTCGTTGTCCGCCTCAATCAATAGTTTAATGAGACTTAAACTTTCCTCACATACTTTTGTAAGGCTCTCTACAGCAATAGCACGTTTGATGATCATGTTTTCTCCTTAAGCTTGTCGTTTGCCAGTTCCATCATGCGTTGGTAGATCTCCGGCTCTTTCTCTTTAAGCCGCCCCAAAAACAGTGGCAGCCATGTTTCATCAGTCGGCAAATTGCGCATTAACTCACCTAGTTCTTTATACGTGGCCATCAAATGCATCCTTTATCTTCTGACGATTAATCATGGCTTGCATGGGATCAACATCCCCCATCAGCACGTCAAGCAGCAACTTGTCCGTTGCCTTGTACGCTTTCTCCAATTCATAGTTTTGACCCACCAACTTGCCGCACTCCGTTACATACGGACGCAAAATTGCCAATTCTTCCTGCTCAGTCATTTCTCGCTCCTTGCTTTCATCATTGCATCTGCATATTGGTAGGCCACAATGGCCGCATCATTGGAGTCATACGACTCCGCCTCGTTCATTTCCTGAATAGCCATAGGCAAAGCGGCTGCAGCAAAGTAGTCCCGCAAATCCATGCCCATATTGATCATTGTTCCCGTTTTGTCTTTTGCAACAAACGGAAATGCCGGTTGATTAGTCATAGCTATTGCCCTCCCTCGTTCCTTCAAAATACGTAGCAGCATCCATCTGCACCTGAAAAATCACATCCGGATGCAAAACCCCGCTCAAGTCCACAGTGCTGTTAGGCAAGAACACCGAAACAAGAGTCCACACCTCCGGATAGTCCGGCTCCAACTTCATCCCAGATATCGGCTCTACCGAGCCAATCTCCTCGGGCTCATACTCAAACAAACACCTGAGCCTCAAGCCCAACTCATCACATTCATATAAAAACTCATGCAAATTTTGCATAACTTACCTCGTCAAAAACATTAAAAGAACAGCAACGATTGCCGAACCAAGGACCACGGGCCACACAGAGGGCTGCCGATACATTGAGGGCTTGTTCAACAACATCGCCTGAATTACTTCCTCAGAACCTGTCAACTCAGGCGGCCTCGGCTGATACAACAAACCAATCTGCACCTTCCCCGTATTGAATGGCGTCAAACGCTTGTCCGTCCGATTGACAGGAATGTAATTGTCAGCATTAATGATCATAAGAAGCCCCCTTAATTTTGGTCTTCATCGCATCACTGTACGCATGCTCAAAACCCTCCAAAAACTTCTCCAATGGCACATCCAATTCTGCAGTTAAAACAGCAGAAGAAACAAGGCACGCGAACCACGCCTGATGTGGTTGTGCAAAAGTATTTCCACAGAAGTTAAGCAAAGTCTGCGCATCGTCCATCACTTGTTCGATGTCTTTATCCGTAGCGTCCGTCTCTTTAGTCATATCACTATCCTTTCTTTGTTAATGGTGTTAGTCAACGTTTTATCAATGCTGACAAGGTTATTATCAAACCATACGGGAGTTATGTCAATTACTTAAAGTGGCCTATTTCTTAGGGGTTTTCCCTTGGTTTTGGGTAAGTAGTGTGTCACATTATTGTACTGGGTGGATATACAGTGGGGAATTTGGATGGGATGGGGGACCGCGGACCGAGGGTCAAAAGGGGTGAAAATGGCTCAAAAAGTAATACTAAGGTTTAGGTGCTATAGACCTTTTAGGGGTAAGGTATGTTTTTTTTTTTATTTTTGTGAGA